TTGTTTTGGGGGTCGGCATTGTGGGCGCGGTTGGAGTTTAAGTATTTAGTAGTGCCATTTCCTTTTAATCCGGTCTTCCGGTTAAAATCGGCGGTTACAAAATTATTGTTGGTGGGGGCCGTGCCGATGAGAGGGACGAGTGCGCCTGAAAGAGTGCGCGCACCGGCGAGGATGCAGGAGGATTTTAGGGCTGTCCAAATGCCATCGTTGTGGCAGCCGACGATGAAATCTGTGAACGCCGATTTCACGCCAGATTCCAAACTTTGACCATCGGCGGCTTCAACGGCGGCGATATAGGCGTTTGCGGCCAGCATGGCTATATCCGTGGTCGGCACGCGGAGGGGGGAGAGTTGGCCGTAGAGGGGGCTAAGCATAATTTAAGGACTCCTTGGAAGACCACGCGCCGACTGCGGATTGCTCCGCGACGACATCGCCTGCGGAGTTGGTGGTTATTTTGTAGATGGTCCAGGCGGTGGCGTCTTCGGCGGGGCCGGTGGCGGGGTAGTCTGCCCAGGCGAGGCGGCCGAGGTAGAGGTGGTTACCGTCCGCAGCGTGGAGGAGTTGGTAGTCCGAGGGGTCGCGGGGGCGGGCTATTCTAAAAACTTCGTTGTTGTGGTCTTTGCTGAAAAGGCGGCGGTCGGCCAAGTTGATGGCAAGGGAGCCTTGCGCCACTTGCGCGGCGGTGGGGACTCGGCCTGGGACCGTGCTTCGCAGGAGTTTTATGACCGTGGCCATTGGGGAAGTTTTAAGTTTTAAGGATTAAGTTTTAAGTTGGAGGCCCCGTGGCGGCGGCGCGGGCTGGAACCGCACCGCCGCTGTGGGGAGGGAGGGGAGCTACTAGAAGCTGCCGCCGTCGATCTCGGTCTCCAACGCGCTAACGCGGGAGGTGAGAGCTGTGGCCGCGGATTCGATGGTGCCTGCGCGGGACTCGAGGGCGTCGATGTCGCCTTCGTTGGTCGTCACACGGCCAGCAAGCGTGGTCGCTGCGGACTCGATGGCGTTGATGTCCGACTCGGCTGTGGTGACACGACCGGAGAGGGTCGTTGCGGCGCTCTCGATGGTGCCTGCACGGCTCTCAAGGGCGTCGATGTCGCCTTCGGCTGTGGTGACGCGGCCCGCGAGGGTCGAGGCAGCACCTTCGATGCTGGTGGCGCGGCTCTCAAGGGCGTCGATGTCGCTCTCGGCTGTGTCGAGGCGTCCGTCGAGGGCGCTGTCGGCGGCTTCGAGAGTCGCTACGGCGGAGTTGAGGGCGCTGGTGGCCGAGCTGGCGAGGGAGGTGATGGCTCCGTTGAGGTTGGAGTCAGCGGCCTGGAAGGCTGTGACAACTTCGGTGAGGCTGTCGAGGGCGGCACCGTCAACATTCGAGAGAACATTGTCGATGCGAGTTCCGAGGGCGGCTTCCGCTGCGGTGGCGCGGGAGGTTTCGGAGGTGATGCTGCTGTTCAGCGTGCTGACTTCCGAGGAGAGGTCGGCGTTCGTGGCGAAGTGGCCTTCACCGGCGAGGGCGACGATACCGGAGTCGAGTCCGATGTAGAGTTTGTCGTCAACCTTGTTGTAGGCCAACTCACCGATGGCGAGGCTGGCTGGGGCTCCTGCGTTACCGCTCAAGCGGCGTTTGATGCGAAGGGTATTGGGCATTTGTGTTAGGGGGTGTTTGGTTGTTCTGCGGGGTTAGTCCTAAAACTCACCGCCGTCCGCGTCGGACGAGATGGGTAGATAGGAAAGGGTGTCCACATCCCAACGGTGGGGGATGTTGGTGTCTGCTGGAAAATAGATGCGGGCTACGACGCCCTCGGGCGGGAAATCGGCCACGGACTCGAACCTCTGCACATCGTCGAAATCGTCCGGGATCATCGTGCCGGAGATTTGGCCCGAGGAGTCGAGCTGCGCGACCTGGGCGGTCGTGCTGATCATGTTTCCGGTGAGGGGATCGAACGAAACTTGCGACATGGTTACGCGAAGGGGGGATACTGAACGAATGAGGTTTTGAGTTGGGCGTTGTCGGTCGCGGGAACGCCGCCGAAATAGGTCATGCGGATGCGGGCGACTGCGGTTCCGCCAAAGCTGTATTCGGTGTAATCGGTGTTGTTCGTGGCACCGACTTTGAAGACTTCAAACTTGTCGTAGAGAGGAACTGGAAATCCGGTGGTGACTCGCAGAGCCCCATCTGATGTGGCTTGGACGGGTTGCACGATGCCTGCGGAACTGCGGGCGGCGATCTGGACGGTGGGGTTGCTCATATCGGTAATTTAATTATCGGGAGGGGTGTCAATAGGGGGTTATTGGAAGGAAGCGGACCAGCGGCGGACTTCGCCTTTGCGGAGCCAGGCGTCGTCCATGCGTTGCTGGAGGATGCCTTCGGCGCGGGCGAATTGGTAGTTGGCCTTGTCCATTTGGCCGTCCTCCGAAAGCGTTTCAGCGAGGGCGTAAAACTTGAGGTAGTCGGCGAGGAAGGCCGGGATGCGGTGGCGCAGCCAGAACTCCTCATTGGTCGGGAGATTGCCGGTCGTGTCGGCGATGGCCTCGTAGCAATCGCCGGTCGTGTTGTAGTAAACGAGATCGCCAGCAGAGTAGGCGGCGGAGGAGTTGAACGCGGTGCTGGTGAATTTTGGCTGAGGCAGCGAGAACTCCACATACACCGGACCCGAGACATAGTTCTCGTCGATGATGACGAGGCTGTCGCCGGTGATGACGAACTCCAACTTCTGCGTGATGGCATACTCGCTCGGCTTGTCGGCGTAAACGGCGGCAACATTGCCGATAGGCGTCTGGCCGGTCTGGATGAGAGGAATGTAGGGCAACGCGTCCTCGGGAGCTTCGTTGCCGGAATCCTCGACATAGAGTGCCGTGGTGCGGTCGTTCCACGCGACATTGAGCGCGGTGTCGATATTGGAAACCTCACCGCTGGCCGTGGTGCTCACGCGCTTGATGCGCCACACAAAGTCGGAAAATTCCGAGCCCTGCACAGCGCGGCCAATGTAGGAGGTCGTGCCCTGGTAGTCGTGCTCGTAGGTGTAGCCGCCCTCGGCAAAGCCAGTGCCCAAAACAACGCGCTTCTCGGTGTAGTTCGTCTCCGGCCAATCGAAAAAGATCCAAGCCGTCGCGGCAGCGGTGGTGAGATACTCGGCGAGAGCCGTGGCTTGCGAGGCCATGAGCGGCTGGTCGGGGTCGATGCCCATGCGGGAAATCACGCCATCGCGGACGGTGCGGTAGGGCGTCGCCTTCATTGTGCGCCTCCTTGCATTTCTTCGGCGACTTTCTGGAGACCAGGCTGGGCGCCGACGCGGCCGATTTGGGCGTTTTGTTGTTGTTGGACTTGGAAGGCGAAGGATTCCATGCGGGCGTTGAGCATGGCGGCGAAGATTTGGTCCTGCTGCAGGCGCTGCTGGATGGCGGGGTTGCTCTGCACGATGTTTTGGAGGGTTTGCAGGCGGAGCTGGAAGTTTTGGCCCTCGCCTTTGAGAGGAGGCTCGGTGCCGGCGGCGATTTTGGTGAACTGGACCTGCTCGTCGTCGATTTCTTGCTGGCTGGCGGCCTCGGCGTCGCGGATGAGGAGCTCGGAGAGATTGGGGTCGATGGATCCGAAAAGGAATTTGACGAGTCCGGCGCGGTCGATGACGCCTTGCGTGTCGAGGGGGATGAGCTGGGTGAGCCCTTGCAGCTTGATCTTGAGGGCCTCGGAGTCGAGCGTGCGGGCGTCGAAGTCGAGGCGGAGGTCGTATTTGCCTTGGATATCCTGGCGGCTGGCGCGGAATGGAGTGGGCAGGCCGCCGGCGACTCGGACAAATTGGATGTCGTCGAGGTATTGCTGACAGAGTTGGAAGGTCTGGCCGAGGATGAGGGCCATGTCGGCGAGCCAGGTATCGACCAAATCCTGTTGGGCGAGTAGTGCCCGCTGCGGGGCCATGTCGGCGCGGGGAATGCCGAAATACTCGTCCACATCGCGCCTCGTCGCGGCTTCGATTTCGATGGTGCCCATGTCGTTAACCGGCGGAGCCATCCATTGGAATTCGCCGGGGCGACGCTCTGGGAGCTGCTTGGCAGGGCCGAGGACGATTTCCATCTTGCCTCGGTTGGCGGGGACTTTGAGAGGGGGGAGAATGGTGAGCGAAGCGCGGTCGCTGCGGTAGTCGCGCTGCACTTTGATCTCGCTCTGCTGGGTGGCGACGAGCTCTGGCACGCCTCGGGCCTCGATGAGGGGGCGGCTGGTGCGCTCGAGGGGTAGCTCGATGAAGGGATACTGCCCGTGCTCGTAGCCCATGGCCTCGGACTTGGCGACACGGTCCACGACGCTGGGCTGAATGTGGGTGCAGATGACCTCCATGGCGCCGATCTTTTCGTTCCACTTTTTCTGATAGACGCGCCAGACCTCAATCATGTCGCGGTCGTCGGAGAGCAGGAATGTATCGGTGATGCGATACATGTTGCGGCCGGTGCGGCGGTCGATGCCTTTGTGCTTGATGGCCTCTTCGATCCAGCGTGGGTCGTAGTCTTCGGTGACTTCGCGCTCGCGGAGCTCGTCTTCTCTCAACAACTCGCGGCAGGCGATGAAGGGTGCCCGCTGCAGGTCGTAGGTGGAGGGCGGGAAGATGATGTCCTCCCACGGCTCGTAAGCCTGCCAATCGGGGAGGTTCTCGAAGATGTAGGGCGAGTCGTATTCAAACGCTCCGGTCTCGCGGAGCTTGCGGACATTGGCAGCGGTGCCTTGGCCAGGAAGCAGGAGATCCATCTCGCGGGCGACGGCTTCTTCCTGCGTGGGGTCGAGGATGGCCTCGATGATGAGGGCGAGCTGGGGGTCGCCGGTCTCCATGTATTGCATCTGGAGTGACTCGAGCGTGAAGGTGAGCTTTTCGTTGCGAGTGGTGCGGCGCCAGAAGACGCCCATGACGGCGAGGCCGTAGGTCTCGCGGATGTTTGCGGCGAGTTCGACCTCGCGCTTCGTCATGGCGGCGCAGTGGGAGTTGAGAAGCCACTGGATGACCGTCTCGACTTTGCGGCCGGCTTGGATGTCAGTCGTCTCGGTGGGCATGACGGCGAGACGGGCGCGGGTGAAGGAGTTCTTCATAAGCCGCACACGCTCATTAATTAACATATCGGAAAGCCGTATGCGCGAATCACTCGCCCCATCCCATGGGAATGCGTTTTTGCCGAGGTTCGACGAGTATTTGCGGCCGGTGTCGTCTTGTCCTGGCCAGAGGCAGAAGCGCTGGTTGTAGTTGAGATTTTTCCGCGACCAGTAGTTCGCGGCGTCGGTCTCCGCTTCTTCGACGAGGCCGATGATTTCTGAGATGTCCGAGGATTTCATTGGACGACGATGGTCGGCTTGGCGGTGGTGGTGACGACGGTGTGGGGGTTGGCTTTTTTGAATTCCTCGCGGAATCCTTTGTCCTTCCAGCAACCCGGCAGGAGGTTGTTCCAGTAGATGTAGGAATCGAAATCGACGCTCATGGTGTGCTGGCCGATTCCTTCCACCGTGCTGCGGGCTGCGGCGATGCGGTCGCTCGCGGCTTTGATGCGCTGCTGGCGCATCTCGGCGGTGACCATGCTGGCGTGCCAGCCGGTGCGGAGTTCCTCGGTGACCAGAGGAGCAAGGTCACCAAGATCGGCTTCGAGTTCTACTGCGAGGTCGGACATTTTTTTTGGAAAGTGTCCCGCATTGGGAGGGGCGCTCTTTGATTTCTGGAGGGTGTGAGCGCCCCTCCGTAGGGCCTATGCGGGGGAGGCGGTATTAGGCAGTCGGTGCGAACTTGCCGAGAGCCAGAGGGCTCTTGACGCAGAGGGCGCAGATCGCGTCCACGATGCCGCGTGGTCCACCGCCGCGGTCTTCCAGTTCTTGGAAGCGGGGCTTGCGGTTGTAGCGGAGCTCGACCATGTCCATATCGAGGACATAGCCGCGGCCGTTCTGCACGGCGGCTGCGTTGACGGCTGCGTCCTTCGCCAGGAAGAGCGATGGGATGAGCTCGAGGGTGCCGAAGTCGCCCTCAAAAATGTCAACGGTGCTGACGATTTTGTTATCGTCCTTCTGATTCAACACGCGGATGGCGCTGGCGACATTCGTCGAAGCAAACTGAGTGCGCGTGAAGGATGTGAACTGGCGCTTGAGGGCAGGCCCGCAGACGAGGCTGTAGGTCTGGGATTTGCCGGTCTGCTCGTAAAGGGACTGCAACATATCCTGGATGTTGTTCTCAGTGAGGCTGGCCGTGACGGTCGTGTTGATCGACGATGTCGGTGTGCGGTAGGCGGAGTTGACGGGGAGGTCGGACTGAGCGCCATTCTGGATCCACTTGCCAAGACCACGGGTCTTGTAAGGTGTCGCGCCGGACTGCTCGACGCCTTCTTGGTCGGAGCAGAATGCGGCTTCCATCGAGCGCTTCATTTGCTCGAGGGATTTGCTGACGGCGCGGGCCATTTCCTTTTTCTTGCCGATGCCGGCAACTTCGGAGACATGCTGCGCGAGATCGTCCACGGATGGGACTTCGCGGAACTTCTGGATGCGGGCCGAGAGGAGCACGCGGTTTGCGGCGTTGTCGACGAAATCAGATGAGGAAACATCGGTGTTCGAGAGGACGCCGGCGGGAACCGTTGCCGCATTGAATGCGTCGGCTTGCCATTGTGTGAGGGGGTTGATGGGCTCTGCGCCTTTTTTCGCCATCGAGATGACGGGGCAGGTTTTTGCGTCTACGACCGCGATGAGGTCGGAGAGGTCCTGGCGGATGCCAGTTTGGGAGGTGATGAGTGTAGCGGCCATTGTGTTAAGGGGGGTGTTGGTTTGGATTTGGGGGGTTAGAGCGCTCCTTCAAGGAACGCCGCGATGTCGTCGGTCTTCAGTGCGGATCCTCGAGAGAACAGGTTTTTTGCTCCTTCGCGGTTCGCTATGTCTTGGGCGGGCACTCGGGCACCTTTTGCAGGGCTGGGCGGGTTGCTGGTCTTCACGGGGGATTTCGACTCGGTCTTGGACGATGCGGCTTTTTTCTGGGCGGCCTCGGCTCGGGCGAAGCGGAGCTTCTGGCCCTCGATGGCGTCGCCTACGATCATCTCGAGTTGAGGGAGACCTTTGAGGTAGGGATGGGCTTTGAGGGTGGCTACGAGGCTTTCGTGCTCGGGGGTGCCGGACTTGAAGAGGGCCGGGTAGACGGCCTTGGCTTCTTGCATGACGGCACCGCGCTGCGAGATCCATTCCTTGCGCTTGGGGGCGTGCTCGGTGAGGAGCTCGTCGGCGGTGGCGAGGTATTCACGAACCTGGGATGGCTCGTAGTAGACATCCTCGCCGGCGGCATTCTGGACGGTGCCGCCTTCCAAATTCTTGATGGCCCAAGCGCGGATTTTCTTCGCGGTGGCAACTCGGTCTTCGAGTTGCTCGGGCGTTTCCACATCGGCGAGCGGGTCGCTCGCGGTGGGTGTAACTTGGATGGGAACGGTGGCGTCGAGTTTGGCTCGCAGCTCGCTGACCTCGCTTTCGAGAGTCTCGGCGCGTTCTTCAGCTTCGCGGCGTTTGGCCGTGATTTTGTCGATGCGCTTGAGAAGCTTCTCGGGGACGGGGTTTTTTTCCTCTTCGGGCTCGGCGTCGTCTTTGTCCTCTTCGGACTCGGCGTCGCTGTCGTCTTCAGACTTTTCGTCGGTATCCTGTGAAAGATCAGTTTCCGCTGAGGCGTCCTCCGTCTCGGTGGCCTCTGGCTGCGCTTCTGGCGCGGCTTCGGTCTCCTCGGCGGTGGGTTGTTCCTGCGGGGTTATCTCCTCGAGATCGAAGCCGATTTCGGCTGCAATGTCGGTGAGCGTCATTGGGGTGTCGTTTGTGTCTGTCGTCATGGTAATCCAACCAAGTGGGTCAGTGCCTTCTGGGGCGAGCGGCACAGGGGCTCGTTGAAATTCAGAATGACGACAGAATTCTGGAAATCTACGGTGCCGCACCCAGAGCGGCAGAAACAGGCATCGACCGACCTATAACGGCAGAAAAAAGAGGGGACCAAATGCTCCCCGCCCGCCGAGCTAGGTTTTAAGCGGCTCCGCAAGCCTTCAAAAATATTTTCATTTTCTTGAAAAAAAGTTGTTGACGAGAAATCAAGTTCGTGAGAAAGTCATCCCAGATCGAAGCCACCACGGCAGAGACAAAAACCAAAAACCAAAACGACAAAATGAAAACACTGACTCGCAAATCACTGATCAAAAAACTAAACGCTCTTCACGAAGCCACCGAAGTCGGAGAAAGCCAAAAACGATTCCTCCTTGAGGCATTCATCGACAACCTGAACGAGGGATTCTTGAACATCCATCAAGCCGCTCGAATCCTCCGCGAAAAAGGATTTGCAATCTAACCCCACCCGGCGCGGGTTCGATCCCCGCGCCACCACCCAACACGACAAAAATGAAAACCTCAGAAAAACAACTCTACAACGCCCTGTCTTACCTCGTCATTTTCGGCAAGCAGTTGAAAAACACGCTTGAGGAACTGACCTTTGCCATCGAAAAATCCGAGAGCCTCCTCATCGCCCACAACCTCAAAACCACCACCCGCTTAAAAAAACCATGAGCCCCACCGACACACAAATCCGCCTAGCTTGCAGCGTCGATGCAGCAGGCCACCGCAGCGGCCAACCGCTCACGCTAACCGCCACCGGACCTGACAACCTGACGATCCCGAACGGCTACATTGTCCGCCATGGCCTGCGAGTCGGCGCTCGTTTCCGGTCGTTTGGAACAGCCATGCGCGCCTTTGAATTCAAGCGCGAAAATCTCGGCTACACCACCATCGCCACAGCATGAAAAAAAAACCCGCCACCCACGGCGGCCCGCGCAAAGGATCGGGCCGCCCCAAAGGAGCGAAATCAAAGAACGCCAAAGGCCGAACCGCCGTGACGCGCAGCGTCTCCATGCAGCCGGAAAGTTGGGCCAAGCTCGACCGCCAGCGTGGCTCGATGAGCCGAGGGAAGTTTATCGAGTCGAAATTGTAAAAAGGTCCGACGGCTCAGGTCGCTCATGGTCGCCTCGCTTACCCCTTGGGAACGGCGAGACGGCATGCCCTCAATGACCGCCGGAAAGTTTTCTCACATCTTCTTGCTCGCTTCGTCAATGCGCTGGAGGAGGTCGGACTCAAAGCCGCGCAGGGCGTCGAGGGCGCCGGCGCAGTGGGCGAGCTGGCCGTGCTCGGTGGCGACCTTGATGCTGCCGACCAATTCGGTGGCGTCATCGATATGGTCGCGGAGGACTTGGAGGACTGCTTGCACGACGAGCGGCTTGCTGCCGGGCATGCACAGCGCGGTCGTCATGTCGTCTTCGTCGAGGCGGTCGGGGAGGATGTAGCGGGTGGTGGGTTTTTTTAGGTTGAACATAGGGTCAGGCGAGTTGGAATTTTTTGATGATGGCGGGGAGGGAGAAGGTGTGGCGTTTCTGCCGTGGCGCGGGGATGGGGTGCAGGAGGCCAACCTCGAGGTAGGTCTTGTAGGTGCGCTCCGAGATGCCGAGGAGGTCCATGACATCGCGCTTGCGGAGCGTGCGGCGTTTAATAGGCACCTCCTCCGGTGACATTGAGCCGACCTCCTTCCACATTGCCGACTCCAGAAGTGAGGAGGTAGCGGAGGCAGTCGATGGGGTCTTTGCTGGCGCCTTTCTGGCCGTCAGATCCGGTCCACTCCTTGAGGGCCCAGATGGTGTTGGTGCAGCACTCGGAGATATAGAGCCGAGGCGCGTTGGTGTGGTCGATGGGTGCTTCTTCGTCATAGTAGAGTGCGTTGTTGATGAGGCCGACGCCTTCCTCGATGTTCTCGCCAGGGCAGGATCGGAAGGACATGCCGACATCTTCGAGCTCCTCGAGGAGGGTGGTGGATTGCTCGCGGGTGCCGGCGACGGTGGTGTTCGCATACCTTGAGTCTATCCATCTCTCAAAAATCTTGACCTTGTCGTGGGCTTCCATGCGCTCGATCTCGGCCTTGTAGGCGAGCAGGCCGAATCCGAAGGATTTCTGCCCCTCGCCTGCTTCGCCGTCGGCTTTCTTGCCGCTGGAGATAGCCCACGGCCCGGCGTAGCCGACGCCTTCGATGTAGGTGTCGGTCTGCGGCCACTCGCGGTAGACCCACGCCCGCTCGGCGGCGTCCACTCGGATCCAGAGCATGAACCAGTTTTTCCCGCCCGCCGGGTCGCAGAAGAGGTAGTTCGTGCCTTCCTGGGGAATCTGGTCAGCTTTGACGACATGCACCGACTCGCGGAAACGCGGGAAGCGTGTCGCGGCGGCCTTGACGGGGACGCCGTAGGCGCGGCAGAGGATTTTTTCGCGGGGCTGCTTGGCGAGCTCGGTCTTCATGCGGCCGTAGCCTGCCCATGGGTTGTTTTTCGTCTGGAAATAGATGATGCCGGCGTGGCGGGTGGTGCATTCCTGCACGACGGGGACTTTTTCAAATCCCTTGCCGCTTTTTCTCGGCAAAAGCTCGGCATCGCACTCCTCGAGCGTCTTGGCGCCTTGGAGATAGTTTTTTACCGTGGGCGAGTAGCCTTCGATGGGGGTGAAGGTGACGAGGAGGATGCCATTTCGGTCGAGAAGGCGGAATCGGATGGTTTCGAGCCAGTCGAGGGGCACTAATTCGTCGCACCAGGCGAGATCGATCTCGCCGCCTTCGATGGTGGTGATGTCTTGGGCGTAATTTCGGAACCAGACCTGCGATTTGTTCGGAAGGACGGCGGTATTTTCGGAAAATCCGTTCTTTTGCGTGTAGGAAATGTTGGTGATCTTGCTGCGCTTGGCCGTTCGCAGCTCGGCGGGCATGAAATTCCACACGATGGGCTGCTGCATGGAGATCGAGTTGTCGTTGGTGGTCTGGAAGCACCACACGCGGCTCGCGGGCTTCTCCAGCAGGGTGCGGACGACCATTTTTCCCGCCCAAGTGGACTTGCCGGAGCGGTTGCCGCCGAGCACCAAGAGGTCGCGGTAGCGTTTGGCGATCTTCTCGGCTTTGGTCCAGTGCTCGGGCTCGTAGCCGTAGCGGATGGGATCCTCTTTTTCCAATCCAATGCGGCGCTCGCGCTCGGCAAGCAGGGTCTTCGCCGCCTCGAAGTCGGAAACGAAGAGCTCGGGCGGGATAAATGGCAGCAGGGGATGGGCGGTTTGCGTGAATGTCATAGGGTGGCGAGCTTGTCGTTGATTCGGCTGAGCCAATCGGAGGGATTAGGCTTGGCCTTGTGGGTGCGCTTGGGGCGCTTGGTGGGTTTGGGGGCGGGTTTCTTCGCCCAGGGGAAGGGGCCGAGGTGCAAGACCTCGGCGGTATTAGAGCGATGGCCGTTCTCGCACCGGCGGCGCCGGAAAAACTCCTCGCCGACCAACCGGCAGGAGACGACGCGGGTAGGGGATTGGCAGGTGGGGCAGGTCACCCCTCATACCCTCCATGCAGGAGCGGGTTTGTTTTTGGCTTCACAGCCACCAACGCTCCGCCGGCGTCCACTCCGACCAAGACCGGCTCGTTCGCCCGGTAGAAGGAATTGCTGCGGACCTGCACATTGACGACCTCCTCCTCGAGGACGACCCGCAAAATCCTCGGGTTCTGCGGCTGTCTCCCTGGCGCGGTCTTTCCCATCCTCGGCCACTCGGGCGGGGTAGGGGGTTGATCTTGTTTTGTTTCTTGCTTGTTAGGTTGGGCTTTTTTCATAAAATTTTTCGGGGGCTGGACGAGTGGGGGTAATTTTGCGGAGCCAGCGAACCGACCCCCCTCCCCCCCCCTGTCGAGGCCATAACTTCCAATAACCACTCTTGTAGATACTGGGCGGTTGTTGATGTTCAATGACTTACTCACTCGAGCCATTATCCTCCTCGTTTTTAGGGCTGTTATTGAGACTGAGCGGGGTGTTTGCCGGGGGCTTCTCCACCTCGCTACTGGTTCCCGAGGG